GTCTTCCTTCCAAGCATTCTACCTGCGGAAATGCACCGGGGGGGACTAGATTTAGCCTAGGCTTACTCTTTTTATGTATTCACATCCGCATATTATGCATAGCCTAGGTCTTCTCTTCTCCGTGCGAGCTCCCTTAGATAGTCCTTGTCAATCTTTCCCGCTTCCGCCTGCTTGTGGTGCTCTTGGCATAGGCATACGAGGTTGTAATCATCCAACGCAAGGTCTGGTCTGTCCCTTAGCTTGCTTATGTGGTGTACCTCAAGCCCTCTGTATGTGTAGGCTCCCTTGTCCCTGCATACCTCGCAAAGCCCCTGAGCCTTCTCGCGTACCTCTTGGCTCTTCCTTGTCCATGCCTTCGTGCTGCGCTGCTTGCGCTCTTCCCCTGTTCTGCAATTCAGCGAGGAAACGCCCGCCCGACAATTGTAGCCGGACGGGTGAATCTTTCCGCACCTTGGACACGCCTTGTATTGAGCCATCTATGCCGCGGCCTTTGCGAGCAGCACAAGGCTGACTTTGATTTCTCCACCAGAGCCGCTTGCTCCGTTGTGTACCTCGACCAACACGAGAGCGGGCGCATCGTTGAAGATAAACACTCCGCTGAATTCCACGGCTTCACTTGTGGATTCTTCGGTAACCTTGATTCCAAGTACGTTCCACTCAAAGTGCATACCATTAAAATCCATGGTGCACTTTGTGATGCCGCTCGTGAGGTCATTATAAAGGGCTTTCGTGTCGGCGTCGACGGTTTCTCCGACGCTTGCGCCCATAGCCGAAAGGTCATATTTCGGAATTGCGCAGCTGTTGTAATACTCGGCAAGTTTACCGTCTGCCACCAGCTGTGCCGCCTTGCCTTCATCCATCTTGATTACCTGATGCTTGTACACCGAAACGTCGGTGCCTGTGAAGCCATCAAGTGCAATGTAGTTCTTTACCATTGTATTTTCCTCCTCTTATCAAGCGTCATCTGCCTTGAGCACGCCTTGCACATGCTAGTCGCTCTCGAACCTCGGACACACAACAGCGCTATCCCAGCCACCGCACGCTTGGGCAAGCCTGTCTGCCCAAGGGTCACTTCCCTCGAACGCATAGCGTGGCACGTCGTGGCCGTTAACCGCGTTGCACATGCGGTCAAGCGCGCGCGGCTGGTCGGCGTTGGTGAAGTGATAAAGCCTTCCTCCAATCATCCAATAGAGACCGGTAACGTCGTTGTCCTTGGTCGCGTTGCCAGGGTTGAAGATAACTCCAAAGTCTGCCATGTCCTCTTCCTCGCTCTCCGTATCGTCTTCCTTTGTATCCTCGGTGTGATTCTCTCCGCCTGTGATTGTGCTGTGGAGCGCCGCCCACTTGCTGCCGCTTGGGTCTCCACCGTTTGGCGTGTATGGTGCAGGGCAACGCTTGTGAGGGTCAATCCACCTGCCGCCTACGTTCTTGAATCTGTCGTACACGTCGTAATGACGGATAACGTGGTTTGCGTCGATTCCATGACGGCTCATAAGCATCTGCACAAGCCAAGCAAGCCGCTCAATCTCGCTGCTTGTGAAGTCATCGCCATTGCTGCATACCTCAATCGAAAGTGTGCGTTGGTTCGCGCCCCAATTGCCAACCGCCCATGCGGTATCTGCGTCTGGCACGCTCTGCACAATGTCCAGCGTGTCAATGAAGTAATGTGCGCTAGAGTTGCGGTTTCCTCCCGCGAAATAGCGGCCATTCTCGGTCGCGCTTCCCGTCCCTGCCGTGTAGTGAACCACAATGCACTCAATATCGTGCCCACCTCGGCCCTTGGTATATGTCTGCGTGCTCGCAGGAATGCTAATGGTGTTGTATGCCATTCTCACCCCTCACTTTCTCTTGGCCTTGTAGTAAAGGCATTGCCTTACCTGCTCCATTCTAACCCAACCGGCCCCAACTGAGCAGAATCCGCGTCTCTTGCGTCCGTTGATTAACTCCGCGCTGTGCAGGTGCCTACAGCTGCCGCATAGCACCTTTGGTAGCATCTTGTATCCTTGCATCTTTACCAAATATCCGTGTGTGTGGGAAACTCTACCATTGGGACGTGCGTAAGCTCGCTGGGGCTGCTCATTGCTTCAATCCATGTGATGTTAGCGACATTGACCGCCCCGCCATCAAAAATTATGAATTCGGCGTGTTCACGATGATTGGCAATCTCATGGAATGCATTAAATGCGTCCTTTGACATTAGAACGCATGTTCCATCAACGAAATGAACCACATAATCACATGCGCCCTTGTTGTAGTCCTCTAAAGTAGGGCTCTTCCCGTCCTTGGCCTTCGGAATGTCAAGAATCGTTGCCATTTCCGCTTCCTTTCCCGTTCATCTAATCCTTGTTCGTCCGCCTGTTCCACCGTGAAACCAGTTTTTCGACGTCTAATGACTGCGCGGTTCTACATCCGCACGACTTGCACCGAATGTAAGGCGTCGTTGAGCTGCCGTCTCGGAACTCCGCATCGCCACCACAAAACGGACACGGCTTCAACCTTTTCTCGGCTCCGTGATAGTCATTTAACGTCATTGTCAATCAACCGCCCTATCATATAGCTTCATTGGAATTACCTTGCGTCCGCAATTCGGGCAATACTTAAAAAGCGGAAGGTAAGGAGGTTCGTCTTCGAACCATCCAATCTCACCAAACACCATATCGTATCCGCATTTGTCGCACACAAAAGACTGGCAATCATCGTCCGGCCAATTGGTCTCATGCTCGACGCCGTTACGGTCGAAGTAGCTGATTGTCTCGGTTGGCTCGTATGTGCAAGTGTCCATTTTCGCCGCCCTAGAACTTAGCGTTTTCATCAATAAGCTTTTGCATGTCGTGGAACCACGTAGCGTACCTGAGATAAACGAGGAAGTCTATTGCCTTGTATATGTCGTTTTCGTGGCCCTTGTATCCCTCGCGTATGATGTACTTCAATGCGCATCCCTTGCAGAATCCCCGGAACTCCTCTGGCGTCAACACGGACTTGAGAAACGCCATAGAATCAATACCGTTGCGGTTGTATCGCTCGTATGCATTATCATTCATCGTCGTTCACCCTTACAAAGATTGTCCTGCCATCAACCGCGCCGTACTTCTCCCTGAAACCCCACTGTGAACGTATCTTGATGTTCTTCTCCGTCCATCCAAGCCTTTCCCACTCCTCAAGGGGTTTTATGTCTACGAATACATCACCAACGTACTTTGCGTAAAGCGTCTTGCCGCTCATTTAACGTCACCAGAAAGCCTTCTGATTCTGTGCGCAAGGTCTTTTAGCCTGCGTGCGTCTGAATAGCTCGTAATCAATTGGTCTTTGAGCCTTGCCGCAATTTCTTCAATCTCGCTTGCGATTGTCTTGTAGCTGTCGTGCCTTTTGACGTAGAAGTGTGATGCCTCATCCGTGAACGTAACGCCATAGATGCTCCTTACCGTAAGGCTCCATCCGTCAACGGTGAAGTTCATTGAAATTAAGTTGCATTCCGTGGCGTCGCTGTCATACACATTTTTGTTTTTCTTTGGGTCAATCGGCCATCCTTCCGCATCAATCGGAAGTTCAATCGTCCAGTAATCTACAACGCTTGAAACGCTATAGAGAACGTCCTTTACATCCATCGCCGGATACGATTTACCTCTTTCGTAATCGTTGGCCTTGCATTTGATTTCTTCAGCGACGTTCATCGCGCATCACCCACAACCAGCAGCTCGGGAAGGCGATACACGGTCGATGAAAGGCACCACGAATGGCCCCTCTCGTCCTCGGCAACAACCTCTGCTTCGTCCCTGTCGGTCGTGATGTACGCGACGTTGGGGTAAAGCTCCACAACTTGGCCGCCGTCCTTGGTTCTGCCAACGTTGATGTTGATTACCAAGTACAGCTCTTTTGGCTCTGCCATATAGGCTCCTTTCCATTGACCTATAGACATTATTAATCGTTTTCTAGCTTCCTTATTCGGTTTTCGTGGTCTTCATAGAATCCATACAACGTGTTCATCTTCTCTGACACGGAAACCAGCTGCTCCGAAATCCTCTTGAGTTCGGCTGCATTCCTACGGTTCTCGTCCATGAACTTACGCGACGTGTCACAAAAATCGTCAAGCTTGACATTGACCCTGACAAAGTTCTTCTCAATGTCCATCTGCCGCGCGTTGTCTCTGTCTGTCTCGTCCTTGGCCCTCTTCTGCCCACCGCCAACGGTGTTAATCACGGTGCAGACAAGAGAAGCGATTGAGATTAGCAGCGCAATTGATATGCTAGTCTCCGCCGTTACCATTACCGGCGCTCTCAATCTCCTTGCCGCTTCCAAGCGTCATGAGGTGGTCGTAAAGCTCGTACACGTAGTTTGAGCCGCGAGAAATCAGAATGCCGGTGCAAATCGTGCCGATGATATAGGTAGTCTCATTGATGCCAAGCAGCGCGAAAAAGTCAAGGTGCAGATTGAAGGCAAGCACAAGCCCAAGGGCAATGGAGCCAATTACCTTCCAACTAATCTTTCCGTTCTCTGCAATCTCGGTGACATACGACACTACACCTTCGATAACCACCGCAGCGCAGAGAAATGAAGCAAGCTGATTCATAGGTATCCCTCCGTTTCTGTTCATATAGATAATTTTACCATCGTTGCGCAGAAAATGCTTGCATTATGCGAATGTCTGTAAATTTTAAAAACTTTCATACACGCTAACCATGTGGATTAGCGTCTCCTTCATTGTCTTACCTGTCTTCTGTGCGTCGCGCTTGATTGACGCATAGGTTCTGGCCGGTACGCGTACGCACAACATAACGTCACCTTCCGCAGCGTCCCCAAACTCTCGGTCGTACTCCGCCGAATCAAGGTTGAGACGCGCCCAATACTCCGCCTGCTCGTAGGATAGCGGCGTAATCACAAACCCCGCAACGCGACGGCCATTGCGCATCCTCGAATACTTGGCATATTGAGTATGTGCGCCGCCCATGTCGCAGACGAAATACTCCCCCGTCTTCTTACGGTAAAGCCCGTGGCTCTCGTAGTCCGTGGCTAGGCTCTCGCCACTCTCGACCTCCCCCACACAATGTGCCGTCTCCGTGTCGTACTTCCTGCCGTTCACTACCCTGTGCATCTTAGCCCCTCCTAGACCCAAGAATGAAAAGGAAGAAAAGCCCTACGAAAAACGCGAGGTCTCCGAACGAGACCATTGGGTTGAGCGGGCTTATTGCAAGCGTGTTGAGCATCATTGTTCCTCTCTCTAGTTCTTGACTTCCCAAGCGTGGCCGCAACTCTGGCACGTGGCGTATGTGTGCTTCACCGTCTTTGTCCTGCGATTTGGGAAGATAAGGCGGTAGACAATCATAGGGAACGTGAAGAACAGCCAGAGAAGCGGTTGGAGCCACCAACCAACGAAAACCCAATAGACAACACCATGACGCGCCATTGCCTTCTCCGTCGCGCTGGTCGTGACTGTGACGTTGTGGCTCCCGCACCTTGGGCAAGTGATAACGTCTTCGTCCATGCTAATTCTCTTCATGTCAATTCCTTTCCGTCGAATGGTTGCCCCCGTTTCGGCGCGGGGGCTGCGCCTTGGTGCTACTGCTGGTTCTCGCTAAGAATCTCGTTGAAATCGTCGGGGTCGATATCATCCACGCTCTCGGCTTCGGGGAATGCGTCGCGCATCTGAATTGCCGCTCTCCATACGTCCCAATCCTCAGTGTTCTGGCCGCTGTTGGTCAGATAGTTGTTGACTGCGTTAACGAAATCGTTGAGGTTCATCATTGCGGTTCCTTTCTCTGTGTTCCTTGCTTGCAACTAATATAATACTCTGATTTGCTTGCAAGTCAATGTGTTTCGGCACTCTTCACATTTCCCACACAATCGCGCATGCCGTCGTAATCTTCCACCCTGCAAACCTTGCGTGCGCACGGCCCCGCTGGGTTTCCCCAGCCGCTCCAAACGTAGCCGCCATCAACCGTGAATCCGTCGCGCTCCGCAAGTATCGCGTTGCGGTTGAAATGCCGTACCCTGTTCAAAAGTTCGTCGTCCATTGCATCTTCCCTGGAATGAGAAGGCCCCCATTTCCGGGGGCGCTCCGTTACTACCAATTGCGACCGTTCTTGACCTCTTCAATGTCCTTGCGAACACTGTCAGCATAATAGCCATCCTCGCCATAAGTGCTAAGAACCTTCTCAAGCTCCTTCTCGTAGTAGGCGATAAGCTCTTCCTGCGTCTTGGCCTTCATTGTGTTCCCCTTTCGCTTGTTCCTTGCTTGCAACTAATATAATACGCTGATTTGGCCGCGATTCAATGGTTGTGTGCGTCCTTCACATTACATACACAATCGGTCACGCAAAAGAAAAGCCCCTCACTTCTGAGGGGCGCTTGTATTACTTGACTGATTCCAGCTGCTCTCTAAGCTCTTTTTCCTTCTTGCTGAAGTATCTCCACGCCTGAAAGTGTTCGTCACGCTTTTCCCAGCTTTTGAACCCTATGCAGAGCCTGAGGTTCGCGTCTTCGTACTTCTTCATGTCCTCGCAGAAGGCGATTAGAGCGGTTAGCTCTTCGGCGGTTCGTTGCTGCATCTTGCTCATTGCGGTTCCTTTCACTTGTCCCTCTTGACAACTATTATTATAGGTATAGTTGCTATCAAGTAAAGCAATTCACATTACCTACACATAACAAAAGCCCCCGTCTCCGGGGGCAATCGCTACTCAACGCTCATTTTCAGAATGTAGTACGAGAATCCGGCTTCCTTTCCGCGGTTCCAACGCTTCATCGCGGTAGTTATGTACCGATTCGCGTTTTCTCCTGTGCTAAATACTCCCTCAAAGTTCTTGTAGCCGTTCTTCTCTGACATTACGACGTAAACCGTATCTCCGCATTCCATTACCGTTCCCTTCCTTGGCCGTTTGCCTTGACAACAACAATTGTAGGTGTTGTTGATAGCAGGTAAAGAGCCACATAAATCCTTCACAACTCAAACCCTAGAGAATCCACGCGCCTTAAGCTCCTTGTACACCAACGAAAGGTTGTTGTCCTCTTCCCTGCCGCCGATGCAGGACATACAGCCGTATTTGTCTATCCTGTCAACGATAGCTCCGCTAACGTCCTCGATTTGGAATGTAACAAGATAATGCGTCTTGGCATTGCCGTTCTTGCCGAACTTCCTTATCAATGGCAATGCGTCAATCTCCCGCGCTTCCTTTATTGCCGCGCCCCTTGAGCGGCAGACCTTGGCCCACACGCCGCACACAACGCCACGGCTTGCGCTCATGACGGCAACTATTCTGTGAGGTTCCATCCTTTCCCAGCTCCCCTCTGGCTATCGGCGTCTGCTTGCAGACAAACGCCCGATTATCACACCAATTAACGTTGCAATGACCATCGAAATGGTGTGAGTGTCCACTTCTGCCCCTCTCGGCCCTGAAAGGCCCCATTTCTGGGGCCTTTGATGCTATCCGCGCTGAATCATGTTGCTTGCGACCTCAAGAGCGTGCGCAAGCGCGTCAATCTGTGCCGTGCAAATGTCAATCTCGCGCTCTGTCTTCTCGCGCTCCATGACAAGCTCGCTTACGTTGAGCCTGTCGCTGTATACACCTGCGTCAATCTCGGCAAGTTCGCGCTGGCAATCATGAATGGTGTCCCAAGCGTCGTTGATTTCCTGCTTGATTGAGATTTCGTAGGCGTTCATTGTCGGTGTCCATTCTCGGACGCGGGTTGTTGACAAGAACAATATACGTTCGTTGACTTACCGTTGCAAGCAGTTCATATCTTCTATACAATCCAACGCGCACAAAAAAAGGCCCCCATGTTCGGGGGCCTTCCGTCAACCTAGCAAATGGCTATCACGTCCCAATCTTCGCAACTGTCAAGAAGGTAGAAGTCTACGCCGTCAACGAGAAGCGCCCTCACGTCATCTGGTATGTTGCCTACCTTTCCGTCGTAGAGAAGTCCCGTTCCGTCGTAAACGATTATCGTCTGTGAATCTTGAATGTCGTTGAGCATTGCTATTCCTTTCTCTGGGTACATGCTTGCGACTATTAGTATAGGCATGTCGCATGTTGCGTCGCTTGCAATTGGCCGTCTGCACACTTTCTACACAATCGCTGCCATCTGGTACAATGTCCTTGACCAACTGCTTATAGCTGTCTGGCTGGCTCTGCCCACGTGCCAGGAAACGTGGGCTTTTCACATAAACAGCTTGGCTATCAAGTCGGCGTCGCTGCTGCCCTTGCGCCTGTCCTTGCCCGATACCTCAACAGAAACGCACATTTCGGCAATTCGGCTGTATATTCGCTGCTTGGATAGGTCTTGTGGGGCGTTGAACTCCGAAATGGGAACGTTCGTTGTCACAATCAATGGCTTACCTGCCCTGTATCGGCTGTCTATGACGTTGTAGACAATCTCGTTTACATACTCCGTGTTTCGCTCCATTGCGAAATCATCGATAACGAGCATGTCATAATCGTTCAAATCGTTCATAAACTGCTGCTTGCCCTCATAGGTGCTTTGCAAGGTGTTGACAATCCTTGAGAAGTTCGTCACAAGGCACGGGATACATTGGTCTATCAATGCGTTTGCAATGCAGGATGCAATGAACGTCTTTCCCGTGCCAACAGGGCCGTAGAACATTAGGCCCTTACCGGCTCGCCTAAAGTCTCTGAAATTCTTCGCATAGTTCCTAGCAACAAGAGAAGCCGCCGCGCTTGCTCCATCGTCTTTGTCAAACGTGCATTTGGCAAGCTCGCTGTCTTGGAACCCTGCGGAACGGTAGCGGCCTATTCGCTGCATACGCTCGCGCTTCCTTTCCTCGGCTTCCTCGCGCTCCTTGGACTTCACCTCACAATCGCACATGCACATGGGCGTTATCTCGCGCCCGTCTGGCAAGGTTACGCGCGTCTGCTTGCGCGTGTGGCACTTGCCGCAATATACAAGCCCGTCTTCACCGATATAGTCACCGTCGCTCATTGGCATTGTCTGCGACGAACGCCTAACGAGCGCGTCGAAAATGTTGTTTGCAATGTCCATTTGTTATCTCTCCTTTCCTACATACCAAGCATTGCCCGCTGCTCCGCTGAGAAGTGATACCTCTCGCAAATGTCGCGCTTGTAGTCCTCAATCGTCTTGGGCCTTTCGTCGTGGGGCTGCGCGGGGCGGGTGCTTGGTGTAGAATTCTGCTTGGGCCTGTCGTATGCCGCGCTTCTCCTTTCCCACGTGCGTACGCAGGCCTTCCAATCCTTTACCTTCCTACCGTTGGCAAACTCCCAACCTCTGGCTTCATAATAATCAAGGAAATATTGCGGGTCTATCCCGTTGTTGCGCTCTTCACAATAAGAGCGTACTTCATCGACTGTCGGGGGAACAAAACGCTTCTTCTCCTTCTTTGGCCCTTCATTGAGCGCGTGGGCTTGCCCCATATCACTTGTAGAAGGATTGTTGGTAGAAGAATCTTTGGTAGAAGAATCTTTGGTACCGGGTTGACCCTGCACCCCGTATGGGTTTGAACCCATACCCCTATCGTGGTTGACACCGTACCCCTCATTGGTTTGACCCTGTGCCCCATCGTCAACAAGTCTCATGTAGTTGGGGCCAAACGTGTAAAGGCTGAATGTGCCGCTCTCCTCGTCGCGCCTGTTGCCGTTACGGTATGTGAGAACGCCCTTAACGCACCTGTATTCAAGGATGCCGAACTCAACAAGCTTGTCCATTCTGGCCCTGCACCCCTCTTTTGATATGCCAAGAATCGGCATATCGTCCCTAAGCTTGGAATGCACCAAGAGCGCGTATTCCACACCGTCAATGCTCGCCTTCCACATGGAGGGGTAGAAGTCTGAGAACCAGTTGAGAATTGCCAAGTCGGTTATGTCAAGGCGTATCGTCTTGGCCTTGCCCTTCTCCGTGACTTCCTTAACGAACTCGCAAGCGGCCCTCTGGCTGTACTTGAAAATGTTGTATTTCATCCTTGGTTCTCCTTTGTCTGCGTAAAATAAAACCGCACAATTCCTAGGTCTGCCCACCTAGAAATCACGCGGTTTGATACACCTGTTCGGTTGTCCCCATGTTCAGTTTGGGCAGCAACCAAACAAGGCGTGATTCTTATTATAGCCTAATCGCCGCCGTTGTCAAGCGAATATCTCATGTATCTAACCGTTTCTCCATACCTGTTCTTGGATTCCACGAAATCACGCTCAAAGATGTAGCCGCGCCTTTTTAGGTCGTGGATGCGAGAAGCAAGCCTAGCAATTCCAAGGTCTCTGAACGCTTCCAAGGTCGTGATGCTTCCGAACTCGTCAAGATATGCAAGAATCCTCTCGCATTGGCTTACCTTGTGCATAACTCAACCTCGATTCTCGGGTTTTCCTTGTCAATGTAGAATTCATCATAGAACCTTGTTATGTAGTCCCAACCATCGTCTTTGATGATTCCCTCGTTGACCAAAGAATCCTGTACGAACTTGTGTGCCACTGCCGCTATGTTGTCCTTGTCTCGCCGCCGGTTGGATTCGTAGAACGTGTAAACCAACGTCACGGGCACTTGTGCCGGTTTGAGATTTGCGGCCCTTATATCGGCTCCTATGCGCTCCTGCAAATCACGTTTGAGCTTAGCGGCCTTGTATCGGTTCGTGCGCTCGGCGTTGATGTACTCGTTGAGCGACGGCAAGCGCCCGTGTATGGTGAACTTCTGGCTCACGAAAGAACCACCTCCCAAATGTCGAAAATGTAGCTCCGAACGCTGCGCGGTACCGTGCTCGTTACGTAGTTCCTGCCGTAGTACATTCTGAAATCGTCTACGTCCCTACCGTAATACTCCATCCAAACCACCTGCGCAAGCTCCTTCACAAGCCCTTCAAACTCTGGGTTGAAGTGAATCCCGCGATTGCTCATATTGTGCAGCTCCGGGGGAAGGAATATCACCATTCCGTCACGTATGGAGCGTTGACGGTTAGGCCCGTGAAATATCTCATGACGGTGCAAGCCGTCATACTCTCTGAAATTGCGCCAAATCGGGGGATTGTCCGGCATGATGCAAAACTCTTCGCTCATATCTCATGCCCCCGTGGAACCAAAGCCGTTATCGCCGCGCTCCGTGCCCTCTGTGAGCCTGTCTACCTCTTCCACGTCATCGTACATCACTGGGATAACCACAAGCTGGCTAATCTTGTCCCCATCGTGTACGCAATAGTCTGAATCTGAGTTGTTGTAAAGCTTTACCACAATCTCGCCGGTGTATCCCTCGTCAATAAGCCCAGTGCTCGTAATGCCGTGCTTGATGTTAAGCCCGCTCTTTGACACAAGCAGCCCTGCCGTGCCGTGCGGTAGCTCGACGTGTACGCCGGTGTGGAAGACTGCCGAACCGTGGATTGGTACTGTCATGTCTTCCGTAGAGCGCAGGTCTATACCAGCATCCGTGGTGTGTGCGCGGCGCGGTACGTATGCGCCGCCATCAAGATAAACGTTCATGTTATTTTACTCCAATGAACTTTAGTTGTGATATTTCGTCTCTGGTAAGCGCGGGGATATCCAAGTCCTCGCATTCCTGCCGAACGCCGTCAATGAGAACTGAAAACTCCCTTGAATCCATCTGAGAAGAGCCCTTGAAAACCTTGTAATGGGTGAACTCTCGGCCATTCGTGCGCCCGTGGCCTATCTCTGTGAAATACCTGAAATATCCGCTAACGTCGATATCTGAACGAACGCTCACCACCTCGTAAACGCCGTATCGCTGCAACATGAGGAAATGCACGCGCTCGTTATCAAGTCTCATGACGCTGGCAAGGTTGTTTAGCATAGCCCAATAGTATGAATTCTGTGTTAGTGAACGCTTTGGCTTGCGCTCCTTGACCTCGAAGATTTTGCCGTCTTCCTGCGTCGAAAGCCACCTGATAAGAGTGCGTACATTCCCAATCATGGCTAGTCTTCCTTGCTGTGCTCTTTGTCGAACTTAAGCTCATTAATGCGCTGCTTGTACCTCTCGGGCGCAATGAACCTCAAAGCCGCGTTAATTTCATCGTCGGAATACACGAGGTAGCTGTCACTGTATCCAAGCCTTGTATTATCAAGAATTGCGTTAAGCAGGGTAAAAAAATTCTCCTCGTTGTCTCGCATTTCTAGGAAGTCCTTAAGATTCATCGTTACAGTGTTCGTAATCTCGTTCATAAAAATCTCTCCTTTCGCTCTTAAAATCTAAAATAGTGCCTTAGAAAGGCAAATCGTCTGCCGCAAGTTCCGGTGCGGGCGCGTCCATCTGCTCGCGCATGTCCTCGGTATCGCGCTTCTTGGGTTGCAGGAACTGGAATGTCCTAACCACAACCTCTGTCACATGAACCTTGCGCCCCTCCTTGTCCTCGTAAGAGCGCGTTTGCAGGTTTCCGGTCACGCCGAACAAATCGCCCTTGTGTACGTAGTTTGAAATCGTCTCTGCAGTCTTGTCCCAAGCAACGCATGTGATGAAGTCTGCCCCATCGTCCCTCTTGCCACGGTCAACCGCAAGCGTGAAGGACGCAACCGGCTTCCCGCTCTTGGTGCTCCTAAGCTCAATGTCCTTGGTGGTACGCCCAACAAGTGCAACGCTGTTAATCATTCTAGTTCTCCTTCTTCTCCAAATATTCTTCCACTAGCTCAATTGCCATGCGCTCGTTTATGGGAATCTCCACATACTTTCTAACATTGTCACGCAGGTGGAGACCTCGCAAGAACTCCCATTCGATGCCGTAGCACTGCTCATATGCAATGCGGTAAAGATTGAGCTGGTAGGCTAGATATTCCTTGTCAAGCGTCGATGTGCGCTTGATATCCCCACCGCCTATGCGGCCCTCGCTGTCCCTGAGCACCAAATCAAGTCTACCGGCTGCAACAGGCACGCCGTCACGCCAAAGGATAACCGGCGTTTCGTTCTCCATGACCTCGAAACCGTAGTGCCTTTGCAGGAACTTGAAATTGCGTACCTCTGGAAGGTCGCTCTCCTTGCCGGTCTCGCACCAATCCTGTATAGCTTGGTGAACCTCCGTGCCACGCTTAGCAGCACGGTTGAGAACTGCCCTGCTGACGTGCGAATACTTGCCGCCAAAGCGAATCTTTAGAATCTGCGTCACGCTTTGGACAATGACGCCATCAACCAAATAGGTATGGGTATCGTCCAAGTATTCAAGCAAATGGCCGTCTATAACCTTTGAGAAGTCCATTACTTCACCTTTACGCGAACATTCGGCTTTACATGCGAAATCTTAACGTAGTTGTCGTACATGTCCGGGTTGTCGGCTCTGAACTTCTTGCTGTCGAAAGTCTCACGGTCACCCTTGGGAACGTAGGTAATAACCAAATCGTCCGTCTCAATCTTCTTGATATCGTGGGCTTCCATTGCCGCCTGAATCTCGGCCCTGAGATTGTCCTCACGCTGCTTGACACTCTTCATAAGGCGCTCGAAATGCGCAATTTGATAGGCAACGTCAGCATTCAGAACCGGCGTGCCGTCCTCAAAAACAATAAGCGAATCCTTCATTTTGTTGCTCCTTTCCTAGTTGGTTGACTTGCTACTTCTCATTCTGCATCGAATTTAGACGCTGGATAAGCTCGCTTGCCTTCTCCATAGAAAGTTCATCAATCGAACTTACGTGATTCACCTCAAGAAGATGCTTCAAATTAGCTCCGGTGTATCGCTGGCTGAGCACCTGCACTTGGCCGTATGTGGCCTTGCGCTCGCTCTTCTGCTCATGCTTGCCCCTTGTGGTTGTCTCATGGAATTCGTCAGTGTCGGCGTCCTTGGTATCATCGATGAGGAAAAGCCCGTTGAGCGCGTACTTGCGTGCGTAGCTAGAAGCGGTGCCGGTAATCTGGCTTCCGTCCATGCCCTTCTTGGTATCGTCCTCGCGTGCGTAGGCGTCGTTGCTGATAAACCGCGTCCCGCTCTCTTCCTCGCGGTTGAAAAGCGTTGCCGTCGCGCGAACGTAGAAGCGTTCCGCTCCTGCTGCACCAACCGTCTCAACGCTGTCCGTGAGCACAAGCGAACACTTGTACTTGGCAAGAATCGGCTTCAATGCTTCCAAAATGTCTTCGCAACTGCGGTACTTGTACTTTCCAAATGAGTTGTATTGGCCCTTCGGGGCCTTAAGCTCGCTTTGAATCGCTGAAAGTTTCTCGTAAATGTTCATTCTCTTCCTTTCCAAGCCTGTCCACCTCATAGAACAACTGTTCGTCCGTGAAAAGCTCGTTGATGGTGTCGTAAACCTTTGATACCGTATCAAAGGTTGGCTCTCGGCGCGTGATTGTCACCCTAATCATCCTGCGAGAAAAGGTAATCAATCGTGTAGTCGTGGCCGCGCGAATTGATAAGACTTTGAATCGCCATCACGTCACCAAGCGCAAACTCCGTGTCTCCCCTCACCTTTGAGTAGACGTTCTGCCTTGAGCAGTGAAGCGACTTCGCCACATCATCAACGCCTATGTCGCATCGCGCAAGCTCCGCCAAAAGGTTCCTGTATCTTGACTTCATTTCCCATCACCTCCCTAGGTCTGGCAATAAATCGTCCGCCATCTGGAAATTTATTGCTTGTTTAGTTAATTGTAGAATCCACTACGTCATAGTGTCAAGTAGAATTTTAAAAATTAAAGTTGTATTTTTTTAATGAAAATTGTTATTTATTATGTTAAAATAGACTCAAAAGCAGAAAAGAAGGTGAATGTATGAACTTTTTAAGTAACCTTGATTTCTTGCTTCGCCCTTCTCGCAAGGGCAAATTGCGTCCAATTTGGTTTTCGGTGCCAGAAGCCTATAACATAGGCCGCGTTAGTGAAAATCCCGCGTGTAGTTGTCCACCAACTCAAAGATAGGGCCTTAGAATGGCTCTCATTCGGCGTCGCTTTTGCTCCAATCAATCCGCTTACATGTATAGTTTCCGTGCTTTCTGTTCTCAACTGCAATCTTTGTCAAGAGAAGGCACTCTACAAACGTGAATTGCTTCTCATGCTTCTTTCGGTTCTCCCCACGATGAATGAATGCATGTTGATTTGGGCTTAGAAGCACAAGATTCTCAAGTCTGTTGTCTGTCTTGTCTAGGTTCTTGTGGTGAACAAATTCGTCTTTGGCTAGTGGCCTTCCAAGCTTTTTAGCCATCAAAAGCCGGTGCTCTCGTACTATCTTCCCCTTCTCTCCCAAAACACCGTCAATGTCTCGTACATCAACGTAACGATTCGCGGTTACCCTGAGATATGGTGTTGTCTTTGTGTCCATGATTAGCCACTACCTAACAAACATGCCGCCGATATGGAGGTAGTGGCTCCACACCAACGGCACAAAACAAAAGATATCATATTTTCTATGGGCCACTACCCCACAAACAGAATTATAACAAATAATCGACGCATAATTAGCCACGCCAGCAAAAAACATGCCTGATTGAATCGTATAACAAGCCGTTTACCTGCGGTTTTGTGAATGCTCAAAATTGTTGTGTTGAGATTGTGAAGCATGTTGAATTCCTGCTGATAACCACTAATATAGTAGTTGCAAGCAAGGAACAAGAGAATGGAACCAGAAAATGAAGGTCAAGGATTACTACGGAAACGATGTTAATTTTGAAGCTGCTGCAAACCTTATGAACGATGATATCAGAGAAGAGCTTCACCTTGAGCTTGCGCCATGCACCGAGCAGGAATTCTTCGACGCTTACGCTAAGGCCCATGAAGAGAAGTTCGGCGAGGAATTCGCGCCATATTACAACCTCGCTTGGTAGATGGTAAAAAGGCCCCCGAATCTGGGGGGCCTTGCCTACTTGCAAATTTCGTCTATCTTATCGTTGGTAATCCCGATAGCGCCCGTAGCAGACTTAAGCGCTTCTATCTCCTTGAGAACGTTCTTGCCGCTAACCTCAAAAGAATTATAGTCAACGGGGAAACAGTTGATTCCAACGCTTGACTTCACCCTATCAAAGAAAATTATGGGCTGGCCCTTCTCCACGAAAAGCACATACGTTGTGGAGTTGAGCTTATCGGCAACAATGACCTTGACATTCCAAGCCTTCGCGTTGTCAAGCGTTAGTGTCGTTGGTGTTCCTGCCGCTATTGTCGTGGCGTCTCCGTAAGTCTCCGCATCCGCAACCTTACTGTAGGCCGCTATCGTCGCGGTGTTTTTCCCGTCAAGCGAGGAAATGAGCGGGTTTACCGTGATGATGGTTTCCGTATAGAAGTTATCCTTGCGCTTGCATGATATCTGCGCCTGCGGTGGCTCGTAGTCCAGAATCGTGACGTTGACGGATGCCGTCGCAGTGTTTCCGCGTGAATCAGTTGCCGTGACGTGCAGAACGGTATCCGTGGAAAGGTCAACCGTGCCCAATGCAACGCTTTGTGTTGATACCGTGGAGCCTGATATGGCAACGTCCTTGCTGATTCCGCCCAATGTAACATTGAGCTTGGAAAGCGTAGCTCCGTTGGCTGCACTAATGTTGGTTACCTTTACCGTAACGGAAGAGTAGCCACGAATGACCTTCTGCGAATCGCCTGTTATGGCCGTCGTGGTTGCGTTGGTGTCTGAATACGTGATGTTGCCAATGCTTGGCTGCGAACCGTTGGTTGTGACGCTCTTCTCAAGCGCAGCGCTGGTACCTACCACGGAAGAGCCGTTGTATGTCAAAAGCTGGAAGGAAAGCGTTGCGCTCTGCGTGTCCTGCGAGACTGCGTAAACGTCGTTCTTTAGCGCCTGCGAAAGCTCGAACGTCGAACCGGAAACGTAGTTGCTTATGGTCTGTGAAACCTTCCTGCCAACAACCGAAATTTGCAGCGTGTCGGTGAACTGGGATGCATAACGTGTGTACTTTACAGCGAACTTGTCAGTAATCTTGTTGCCACTAACTGAGTTTATCGTGGAAGCCCTAGGGATTGCGTCCAGCGAGAATGTGCCCTGTCCGGTGCAGTTGACGGCAACCGTATAGATTCCCGCTTCGGCGTATGCCTTGAATGACTTCTCGCCCGTCGAATCATGCGTGAAGGTGTATGTCCCGCTGGCTACCTTGGTTCCCTCGTAAAGGTTGATTCTGGTAGAACTGGAATACACGGTTTTTCCGTCAATCGTGACCTTGAAGTTACCGGCCTTGTACCAATTAGCGCTCGCCTTACCGGCTCCCGCCAAAGTCCATGATATTGTGGTTGTGTTGTTCTGAATGCTCTGGTTCGTTACTTCCCACGAAAAAAGCAGATATCGACCGCTGTAATCTGAGGTCTTGAAACTACCGCTCTTCATTAGATAATCACCTCATTCCTCGAATAGTCCGCAACAAGCCCTATCCCGTCGCTCGTAACGTTGCCTTCATCATCCGTCATTGTGATTGGGATGAATCTTAGCCGGTTGCTGAGCGTTATTTCGTCCTCGACAACTGCCTTTGCCATGTGAAAGACGCCATTTGAAGCCCAATAGATAGGATTGCCCAAAGAATCATATGCCACAAAGCCAACGTCCTGATTTAGTACCACATAGCCGCCATCCGTGGCGTACATGATTAGCCCGCGATTGTCAAGCGTGCATGTAAGGCGGTTCGCGGCGTTGTAAAGCTCGATTTTGCCGCTTTGGTTGAGCGCGGAGCCAAGCTTGAGCGTGCCGCCCTTTATCATGTCTGCGACCAGATTGATAACGTTGATAGCCTGCATGTTGAGTGTGCCGTCAATCGCCCAAGCGCTGGCAAAGGTGCCGTTTATGCCGGTGCTTGAAAACGCGATGCCACTGTTGTTTATGAGAATGACGTTTCGTGCGCTCTCCTTTGGCAGCGCGTCGACAACCATGATTCTAGAGCCATCATAGATAACGTATGAAGCTGAAAGCGACTGCGTTACATTGTGGGTAACGGTCGTTGCAATGTCGATGGACACGTTGCTGATTGCGCTTTCCGCCACTTTGCTGGCGCTCTCTGTGACCGAACTCGCAAATCCGCTCAAGGATTGCTTGAAGTTTCCAAACTCAATCTCGGTGTACTTACCAAGGATGCAGTCGTACTCAAAGCTAATCACGTTGGTTAGCAGGTCAAGCCCCAAGCGCTCGTCTATGACCTCGACCGTATCGCCAACGTCGGTTACCTTCTCGACATTCGCCTTTAGCGTATAGTTTACCTCTGGTATGCAGTGCTTCTGTATATATGACTGCGCCTGATTCCTCAAATCGTCAACAAGAGCCTTACGGTATGCGTCCTCGGTAGGGTAGTCCTCCTTGTTGATATCGGACTGTTGGAAAGATACGGTCTTGGTGTATGGGATTGGGTATTGCTTGTCGCTTGTGATGTAGATTGAAGCGCTCGCGTCAAGGTCGTTAAGCAAGATACCGTCTGCGCCAACGGGAAGAAGCTTTGTGACTACGTTATCCCAATTCTCTTCACAAGTAAGCTCCTTGAGGTTCTTGCGATAACGGATTGTGACGCCGTTGTCTGCGCCAATGGCATTTCTTATGCCGATTTGGAAGTTGTCTCGTACCAGATGCCCGCCCCAACGCTCAATGACTGTCTTAATCGCTTCGTAAAGCGACTTTCGAACGCAGCGGAATGAATCGACGTTTTGCACGTCTGAGATTGTGGTGAATTCAGACGTTGGCTCTGTCGCGCGGTTCAAATGGTCTAGAGCATAATTGCAATTGCTATCGACAACGTATGAATCCGCGATAAGATAGTTCTTCGAATCGTAGAACACGTGCCATGCCTTTGTGCTTACCTTCGTGCGCGTCTTTGTGGCGTTGGAAACCCTGAAAGCCTGCGGCCCCTGCGGCGTGTCGGCTACCACAATGTTACCGTCTACCACATAATCAACATATTGTATACCGGCCTGTAGGTCTAGGTAATAGTCTCCGTTGTCCTCCTTGTGTACCTTTGCCTTAATTGGATTGATAACGGCGTCACCGTTGCTCGAAAAGTCCCTGTCTGTATTGCCAAACACCCTAATCAATGCGTGTCACCTCCCTACCAGATGCAAATCCAGTTGATGCGCAGGCTCTGAGTGCTCGAGATTTTCGGGAAGCCGCTTGTGGTCTGGGCCATGACGTACACCGCATCCCCGCCTTTGATTTCGCAGCCACTCAGGGAACCGTCGAATGCGCCCCAGTCCCCGTTCATGGTGACCAGTGTCGGCAGGCCGGAATCGTAGCAGCCGGTCTCCGCCTGGAAGTCCTCCCATGTGTCGAAGAGGGTAACCCACGGCGTGCCGTGGCCGTGGCACACCTTCGAGCCCTGCGAGATATGAAGATTGCGGCGTGCGGCGTCTATCGACGTAGCCCCTGTGCCGCCACGCTCGATTGGAACAACGGATTCGGACACGATGGCGTCAATCTTGGCCTGCGTGTCGGAAACGAGCTTGTCTACCTTCCCGGTGTCTGCCGTAACCGCGTCATCGGCCTTCTTGAGTGCCGCTGCGACCCTTGTGTCAACGGAAGAAGTGTATTGGTCGTATAAAGTCCTGTCCTCGACCGTCGCGGCAAACTCGCGCTCGAACGGTGCCCTCTCAACGTCGATGGTGAAGTTCTGCGTTCCAAGCGGGTTGCCGTCGCTGTTGAGAATCACAAGCTCCGCATTGTGCATACCAGCCGAATTGGTCATTTCGGCTTCTACCGTAAACGCAACCTTCGAACCAGATTCGATATCGCAGGACTTTGTGAATGCCGTGCCGTCGCTGCGCCTGCCGTCAACCCTTGCCGTGCATCCGTCGATTATCTGAAGCTCTGTGCCGTCGTAGACGGTGAAGAGCACTCGGATTGTGCGTGTGTCGTATTGGCTTAGCCTTACGATTGGCCTTGCCCCCGTCTGTGATATGTCAATGTCATATGCCTTGGTAACAAGCTCGTTTGCCATCCTCTATCTACCTCCTAAATCCATCTTGAATAATTGTCTATCCCAAGCCTTGTGACGTTGCCAACCCAGCTTAGCGTGCTTGTGCCTGGTTTAAGCGCAAGAGTGCTGTATTCACCGGTCACAAGTCTGTTTGCTAGGCTGTCGCTGTCTCCGTGGTATGCGTTCATCGCGGCCACGTCTATCCTGATTGCGCCGCTTCCTGGCATTGAGATTGCAAGCCTGCTAACGCCGTTGAGGTAGAGTGTTACGCTTCCGCTCCCCTCAACCGTAATTGTCGGGCAAGCGTTCGTGTTCCCTGAATTGCGCACCTTGACAGATTGAATTTGGTCTGATATCTCCCACGTCTTTGCACGCTCAATGACAGAATGCTTGTATGGCTGCACATGGAATTTAACCTCTGCCTTGCGGTACCTCACAAGGCGCTCGAAATCGATTGCATCAAGAACTCGATACAGATAATACTTGTCTGGCTCGTTGGAGAACGTGACATTTCCGCTGCTTGCAAAGAACTCTATCACCTTATCAATGTTGTAGTCTCCGCAAAGCCCAATCTCCACGGTCTTGTCATATGCCTGATATCCAAGCTCCGTGATAACGTCTCCGTCTACGCCGTCTATTTCCTCGGACGTGTACCGCATTGCGGGCTTGCGAATCGGCGGAAGTGAGCAAACCATAAGCCCATCTATTGACTTCGACCAAACGCCGTTCAGAACGATGTACGGCCTTTCGTAATAAATCATCAAATCACCACCCTATGCGTAGATTGCGCTCGTAACGGTCTTCTCGACAAAGCGGCCCATTTCCTCGTCATCCATGACAACATGCATTTGCGAAAGCGCGTCCTTGAACGCATCGACAATGTAGGAATAAGAATCCACATACCTAGCCGCATTCTCCGCGCTCCCTGAAATGCTGCCCTCAATCTGCATCGAGCCGGATATGCCCTTGGCAAGTGCCTTTGTCTGGTTGATAAGCGCGGGGCTTGCCTTTTCCAAGGTCTCGCTCATGCCCTCTATCATGTCGGGCATCCATTGCTCATACTCATGCAATGGGCCTTCGTCTGGCCTTGAGAAGTGAATGAACGACGCTATCTTACTGGCAACGCTGCCGATTGCGTCTCCAACCGCTCCAAGCATCGACTTGATACCGTTGATAAGGCCGTTAATCATGTCCTTGCCCCATTGCAGCATCTTGCCGGGTAGCTCGCTAATCCTATCACCAATCGTGCTTGCCACCTGCCCGATTGCGCTACCCACGTCGCCAAGCATGGAGCCAATGCCGCTTACAAGCGACTGTATTATCTGCACGCCCGCTTGCAGGATTTCCGGCCCATGCTGCGCAAGCGTGCTTACAATCGTGCTAATGATAGTAGGCAGCATTGAGATAAGCTGCGGCAACGCTTCGGTCAATCCGTTTATAAGCGCCACAAGCAGCTGGATACCAGCAGTGATGATAAGCGGCAAATTGGAGATAAGCACCGTTGCTACCTGCTGGATGATTGTCGGCATCATTGCGATAAGCTGCGGTAGGGATTCTGAAATGCCCTGAATCAATGCCGTAAGCATCTGCAAGCCGGCGTCAACAAAGGACGGTAGCAGCGTTATCAAGGACTGCACAATCTGCATGATTCCGCTTGTTATGACCGGCGTGAGCGTAGGCAGAACATCGAGCACTGATTGAATCACGGTGGTAACAGCCGTTATGAGTGTCGGCAATGTCTCGGTGAGGATGGGCGGAATCATCTTGACTAGCTGCGGGACTACCGTCTGGATAAGCTGGGTTGCCGCCTGAGCTATGCCCTCGATTATCTGCTGAACTCTTGGGATAATGTTGTTAGCAACGGCAAGCGCACTGTCAACGACGTTCTGAACAAGTCCGCCGAACTCAACACTGCCATCCGCCATGCCGGTAAGAAGGTTCTGCCAAGAAGACTTGAGCATGGCCGTTGAGCCTTCAATCGTGCTCATTGCTTCCTCGGTCGTGGTTCCGGTAACGCCGATGTTGGTCTGCACTTGGTGAATTGCTTCGATTACCTTGTCAAACGGCACATCCTTTACGGTATCCGCCGTTACCTGCACCGAATCACCAAGAACGCCCGAATCATTGATAAGCCTTGCCATTTCGGATTGCGTGCCGCCATAGCCAAGTTTGAGGTTGTCAAGCATCGTGTAGTTCTGCTTGGCGAATCCCTGATATGCGTTTTGTATGTCGGCCATTGACGTGCCCATCTTGTTGGCGTTGTCGGACATGTCAATCATTGCCATGTTGGCATAGTCAGCAGCCGCGACGGTATCACCGCCCAAGCCCTGCAGCAGGGTAGCAGAGAACGCCGTTACCTGCTCCACGTACTGGTTCGCGCTGATTCCCGCCGTCTTGTACGCATCGTCTGCGTATTCTTGCACTCTTACAGATGCATCACCAAACAGCGTGTCAACGCCACCAACCAACTGCTCGTAGTTGGCATACGATTCAAGCGACTGCTTTCCAAGGTCAACGGTTGCTGAACCAAGGCTCTTGAGACCGTCACCAACGGCCCTGATTGCATCGGTCGCAAGGTTGGCAAGAACGCCCCTCATCACGGTAAAGCCACCGTTTGCCGCGTCCCGCGCCTTCTTGCCTAGGTTCTCAAACTCGTTTGAGGTTTTGTTTATCGTGGCCTGCGTGTTGTTCATCTGAATTCGCAGATTGGACATTGACTTTTCGTTGGCGTCCTGATTTGCCGTTGATTTCTTTACCTCGGATGCAAGCTCGCTTACCTTTGCCTTCTGCTTCTGGTACTCGGTCGAATTCTTGCCAAGTGTGCGCCCCATTTCGTCAAGCTTTGTCTTCTCGGCATTGTAGCTGCTTACCAGCTGCTCGTGCTTGGCCTTGTTCTTCTCCATCTGCGAGGACATTGAGTTGTACTGATTCTTTAGCGTCTCAAGCTTGGTCTTTTGCAGCTCAAGCGTCTTCGTCAATGTCTGAGACTTTGCGTTTATAGCCTGCGTCGATTTGTCGTTCTTATCGTAGGCGGAAGAAACGCTCTTCATTTCGGAAGAGACCTCTCGCAAGGATTGGTTGATTTGGGAAAGTGCCCGCTTATAGCTTGATTCCCCAGTAAGCTTGATTGCCCCGCCAAAGCCTGCCATGTAATCACCACCTTAAAACCATTCTTGTTCCTTTTGTGTCTTTTCGTAAAGCTCCGCGTATGTGGTGTTCGATGCTCGTAGCACTGTCTCTAGGTCGAAATCGTCCTTGTAATGCGCGTAAAGCTCGTTGAAAAGTGTGAGGGTCATTCTTCCAACTTCATGGAAGGTCAAACCCAATTTATTTCTCCCAATGAAGTAGAACCACGTAAAATCTATAGGCCCAATCTCCTCCGCTTCATCGGGAATTATGCGTTTTTTTCCGTGCTCTTGGTGCTCTCGACAACGGTGTTGTTCATGACCTTGGTTGCTTCGATAAGCCCGTAATTGGTGATAATGCGCCCAACCTGCTTGCGCGTGAGCGCCTTCCTATCTCCGTTGTTTTTCTCGTTCTCAATGTCGATGCCTTCGTTAATCATCGATGTGAAGCCAAAGATAACGGCCTTTGCGTTAGGCTCGCCGTCGCTGCCGTCCGTGAGGTCTCCCCACTTCTCAAGCGTGCCGTATTCATCCTGAATCTCCTGCATGACGTTGAGATTGAAAACGAGCGGGTACGTAACGCCGTTGACCTCGAAACTTCCCTGAATGTCCTTCATAAAATCCTCTCCTTATCGTAGTTGGGGGCGGCGCTCTTGCACACCGCCCCCACGTCAAAGTCAATTATACATGCAGCCTAAGCGCTTGCAGCCGAGCTTGCAGCCATAAGGCCCTCAAGGTAGGTGATTGCTTCCTGCTGCGTGTCAAAAGTCTTGGACTTAGACCATGTGCCGTCCTCAAGCGTGGCAATGGTGCCCTCAAGCTCGGTGGTCTTAAACTCAAGCTTTTCGCTCTTGGTAGAATCCTCCTGAGACGGCTCCGAGAACTTGACTTTGCAGAGAAATTCCACCTTGTACTTGTAGACGCCGTTAACCATCTTGACAACGACGCGGCCAAATCCAACGTAGGGGGCAACGTCGTTGGCGTTGCGCACAAGCTCGCCGCCCTCGATTGCGATTGTGTGGCCCAAAAGGTCTGCCTGCGTCTGGTTATCGTCCTCGTCAATGCCAATGGTCACTGTGCCGCCCGTAAATGCCGTGTCGCTCTCTGCGATAACATCGTCAGCGTAAAGCGACGCGCTGGCCGTGGAGACCGAGACCTTGCATGAAACCGCCTTTGCGGGCTTCTTTGCGCCCGAATAGGTAGCCTTTCCGCCTTCCTCTTTGAGGATGGAATAACGAAAGTTGTTAAGTCCGATTCTAGCCATTTAATTTTCCTCCTTCAAAACTGCAAAACATAGTGTCCTGTGATAGTAGCCCGTGTCTGTCTCGTACATGTCCATGCTTGACATATTGGGTTGCCACTTCCAACCGTTCTTGGTCAAAAGCTCCTTAACTCCATCGATGATGCTTGTGTAATCAGTCTTGGAATACACGTCAAAGTCATAGTAGAGCACAAGACCTTGGATATCATCGTCTGCGCTAAAGGAGCCGTCCGCGTCTATCTGCTGGTAGGTGATAAAAGGTTCGTCGTGGCCCTCGTAGTACACGAAAGAAACGGGAATCTTCGTGCCGTCTACGGTGAAGCCATTGAAAATGCGCTCGATTGTGCTATTCATCGAGGACACCACCGCTCAGGCTCTTCTGGGCGTCAAGCATTGCCCCTTCAATCTGGCCCTTGTTAAATGAGCGGCGCATAAATGGATGCTTTGGAAATGGTGACGTGCTGCGCCCGTGCTCAAAGACGTTTGCCACAATCTCAGATGCCGTGCGCTTGCCGTCCTCGTCCGTGAAATATCCATAGAAGGCTACCTTTGTGTTTATTCCATCGTCGGAAGGCGTCTTGTATACGCGCGTCATTTTCAGATTGCCCATCATTGCAGACTTGCGTATTGAATTGGGGACGTTGGCAATTACGTTCTTCATCACCACCTCTGCCCCCGCCTTGGTCATGCCACCAAAGATGCTGTCTGCATTGTCCTCGATGCTCTTAACGTCCTTCATTATGTCCTCTGGTAGCTCTATCTCGAATTTTGCCATTAATGCGTCACCTCCTTTTACTTCTCTACTAGCTTCGCCTGAATCTCAAGCTCCACACAATCTTCGTTCACGTTGTTAAGGTATTCGATTGTGTAGGTCTTGTTGTTGAAATCAATCTCCATATCGCGGGTTATCTCTGTGTGAGGATAGCGGATTGTGAAGTTTGTGTATGCCTTCTCAAAGTCTGAATCATTCTTAATCAAGGTGTAACCCTTGGTTGTCTTAACGGATGCATATGGCCTAAGAACAACCTCACGCGACTTCACTGGAAAGCCGTTTTCATTCTTGGACACAACCACCTTGTAAATGGTGATTCTCCTGTCGTATTTGCCCGCGTTAATCATAGTAGGTTCACCGAATGCATCCCAAGAATTGACTGAACAACCGTATTAACGTTCCTGCTGTCCACATACATTGTACGATTGTCGTACATGTCTTGTACAAGAACAAGCGCAACAATCACAATGTCTTCGTAATTGTCCAGCTCTTCAATCGTGCGGCCCGTGTAATGCGCAATGTATGACTTTGCCGCTCCAAGCATGGTTGAAAGCGTGTTGCTCTCGTCCTCGGTGAGCTCGTCAATCCTTAGATAGTCCGCCAAATCCTCAACGGTAATGTCACTAATCTTCTGTAGCCGTCTCATTCCTTGCCCTCCGTGCCGCCTTGGTCTTTTCGGGCTTGATGTATCCAGCCTTGAGAAGGTCTTGTGTGACCGGGGAAGCGGCGTCAAGCTCGCGCCGCTCCCCCTGCATCATAGAGATAGCGCCAGCGAAAGAGATTTCAGCCTTGTAAAACATCTGTAATCCCCTCGCTTTCTAACGTCTAGGCGCTTGCCATAACGAGCTTGGCAAGCTGCTGCTCGTCCTGTACCTTTGAATCAAACTCAAACCAGCCAATGACGCCCACCGCGTGCTCGTCCGCGTACTTCTCACGCAAAACCTGCACGTTAAGCTGCTCGTTGAACTTAGTTGCAAGCCCCTTGAAATTGCCGTAGTAAATGGCCGTGTTACCAGAACCAATCTCTGGCATGTTATCGGAGACGTAAACCGGCCTACCAATAAGCGTTGTGCCGAACGGCGAAGAGATATCGTCGTTCAGCAGGTAATGGCCGTCAGCTCCCTTGAGAAGCCTAAGCGCCGTGCGGGTAGCGCTCGACATAACCCAGATAGCGCCGTTCTGGTAGGCGTCCTTGATTGCGTCGTGGAGCTTAACAACCTCGTCTGCGGTAATGGCCGTCTGGCTGGCTGTGGTAACGGTGTTCTTTAGCGTCGAAAGGCCGGTCACCTTGGAAGGCGTACCGACAAGAAGCTCATGCTCGATAAAGCGCTTGATGCTCTCGGCCATATCGGTAACGACAAAGTTAACAATGTCGAACTGAGCGTTGTTGATAAGCGAGACGCTAATCTTGCTAAGAGCGCCAGCAAGAAATCCGGTAAGCTCAATGGACTTGAAATTGCCATTGGAGCTGGTAAGGGCCTTGAACTCCTCATTATAGGCAACCGTAATCTTGCTTGCCGAATCGTCATAGTAAGGAATGTCAAGCGTTCCCTTGACGTTGTACTGCGTGGATTGCTCAAGGACGGGGCAAATGTCATAGACCTTCTTGATAATCTGGTTAGCAATGGTCTTCGGAATCACAGCGCCATTGGTAGCCTTGTCCAGCTCCCCGGCCCTCTCATGGAGCGCGTAACCGCGAATGTAATTATCAAAGGCGTCGTGCTCCGCGTCCTCAACAGAACGCTTCTGGTTGTCCTCGGGCGGGTTACCAGCGGGCTTCTCCGTAGGCGTATCGTCCTGCTTCTTCTGCATATCGTAGCCAATCTCCTCAATATCATCGTCAAGCTTAATGGTCTCGACAATCTTACGAACGTTGTCCCTAATCTCCGCAAGCTCTGCCGCTTCATCGTCCGTAAGTTCGCGCTTCTCCTGCTTTGCCTTATCAAGCACCTGCTCTGCGCGGGTGATAAGGTCGTTCTTCTTCTCCATCATTTCCTTATGGTAGCTCATTCCTAACTCTCCTTCATGTCTCGAATCATATTCTCGTACTTTGTGTAATCAACCGGCGTCTCAACGTCGGTCTTCACCGAATCGTCACGGGTCTTAATGTCCGTAATGCACGGCTCCCCGTGGTATTGGATTGCATCGTCTGCCCTCACCGAAACCAACGTACCGTCATAGGCGGGCGTCTTTGAGCGGTCAAGCAACGAAACCTCGTAAAGGTCAAGGTCTTTAACGTCTCGCGTGGTCATGCCGTCCTCGTCGTGTGTGTCAACGTCGCGGTCAGTGAAACCGAAAGACCAACCCACAAGGTCACCATTTCGGGCCTTTGTCACAACGTCCTTGTCCTTGACCTTGGCGCAAGCCCTGAGACCAATTGCATCCTCGGTGAGGGAAAGATTGCCCTCCTTGGTGCTGCCAAGGTCGCGTGTCCAATCGTGATTGAGCAGGATGTGGATATCGTCGTTGCGGTCAATGGCCCTCTTGAAAGCGCCCTTCTTGATGCGCTCGACAAACTGCCCGATTCTGCTTTGAAGGGGCTTGGACTTGCGCTCAATGGCATTAACATAGCCGTCAATCTCTACTGTATCATCATCCTTGATTCTGATTTCCATTGTCGTTTTCACCTCCTAACGCGTCAATGGTCTCTGCCTTGTCGTCAACGAACAAATCAACGTCAGGCTTGCCCTTTGCGATATCGTCAAAAGTAAGGCCGTTCGCCTTGCAGATTGCAATTGCATCATCCAGCGCCTTGCCTGTCCTTGAAGTCCAAAGAATCAACTTGGCTCCGCCCTGCTGCAATGCCTTGACCTTCTCGATTGCCGCCCTATCTACCTTGCCGCCCTTGGTAAGCGTGTTGTCAAAGTCAACGGCAATGGCGTTCTGCGCCCTTTTCTCTGGCTGCGTTATATCCGCCTGTTGGCCCGTGTTTGGCGTGAAGTATGTCTTTGTGTTCGTATCATACAGCACTGCGCTAAGACCAACGTTGATAACGTCAAGACCGTCAACGTAGTTCATGTTCTCGGCCTTGCGAATCTCGTTCAATGTCATAAAGCCGGTATCCTTGGCCGTCTTGTATGCGTCGTAACGCTCCTTCAAAGACGCCTTCACAATCTCCTTTGTGTCAAATGCGAAAAAGCAATTCTTCTTCTCCTTCTCCAACAACAGGTCGCGGTTGAGCGCCGTCTCGAATGCCTTCACAATCGGGTAGATTGCTTCCTTGAAAGTCAAATCAAAGTCTTCGTGGATGTGAAAAAGGCTGTTGATTTCGTCCTGAAGCGTCTTCTTGCTCTCGTTGAGCTGCATCTCAACGCTAGAGTTTGATGCTTCCTGAAACTCAAGCCCGTTGTTGAGCACAACCACGTTTTCCTCGTTGTTCGCGTACATCTTCCGCCATGCGGCCTTGAGAACGTCGATTTCCTCTTGTCCAAGTTTTCTCTGGCTCTTGAGAAAACCCTTCTTGTTGCCGCCACTCTTTACCAGCGATAACTGGTAAAGAAGCGTCTGATAGGCGGTCTCTAGCGCCTTTGATACCTCGACCGTAAGGCCAACCCCGCTGGCTCCGTCCTTCGTGTTGCGTAGCAGCTTGATAAACTCATAAGGCTGGTAGCTCTCTCCGTTCACAAGAATTTCATATTGCTTGTGAATCGGGTCGCTGTTTTGCATCACCGTTACGTACTTCTCGGCAACGTAAAAGATGCCCGTAACGTCGTTCCTTGAGCGTTGGACATAGGCATATCCGCCCTTGCCAAGAAGGTAGTCCTCGACCATTGCCTTTTTCAGCTGAAAGGCGTCTAGGGTGTCCCCGGTATCGCCGTTGAGCAGGCGCGTTCTAGGGTCTTCCGCCTTTTCGGTCACTTGGCCCTTCTTGTACTGGTACAGCTTTACCGGCATACAAGCAACAGAATTGCAGATAAAATCCACCGCTCCGCTAACAGCGGGAAGTGTAAGCGCCTTCTCTCGCGTGATTGTCTCGCCGTCAAGAAGCGCACGCAAGAGAACATCGTTTACCTGTGGCTCAAGCTCCGTTGTGGTGTCGCGTTTTCTGAATCTCTTGAAAATACCCACGTTATCACCTCCCCTACTATTTCACATATTCCCAGTGAAAACCGCCTGTGGTTTTTCTTCTACCGCTGCAAACGCTACGGATGTACCCACTTTTAATTCCAGTTTGTAGCTCTGCTTCTATTGCGTTATTATATATGATTTTTGTCTCTACGCACATTACGGGGCTGCTTTTTGATTCACTGATTTTCTTTCTTGTTTCTTCGCTGGTTAAATGGCCCATGTTTGCCTTGCTTATTTTTTCTCTGTGCTCCTTGCTTAGGTGCTTCCCGTAAAGGAAGTTGTTTTTACCCTTGTGCAATTCGCTTAGCTTTTCCCTCGTCTCACGCGAAACCTTCCGATTGCTCATTGCTCTACTTATCTTGAGCTTGGTTTCTTCGTCTACGCAATTCACGTTTCCGCCGTGCTGAATGTTATAGCCGAATTTGCTGTTGTCGCTTTTATATAGCGAAATACGCTCTATCTCTTTTTTCTCTGCCTGCCCCTTGGTAAAACCATCATACAAAACATCATGCTTTATGTTTTCCCATCCGTATTTCGATATCGCCCTAGTGAAATACTGGTTGCCTTTGTAGCCGTTTCCGTTTTTCCACCTTTGGTTTACGTCAAGCTTTGTTATTCCTATATAAACCTTGTTGCTTGGCGTCGTATGTTTATATACCTTATAGTTTTCATTGTCCATCAAATCACCTGTATGGTAAATCCATCATCACCAAACAGCATATCCTGTTGCAGCAAGTATACAGCATTGATTAGAGAAACAACCATGTCCACCTTGCCCGTAGACTTCTTCTTGTGTACGTAAAGGTTCTTGTTGGTGTCATACGAGCAGCGGGCGTTCTGAAAGTTAATCTCAAGCAACTTGTTTTCAGTGTATTGAAACTCGCCGCTGAGAATCTTCTCCTTCAAGAGTTTTGTCGGCGGGTGGAGAACGCTAGAATGCTGCTTAATCTCTACCATGTTATATCCTGCCGCTTCCAACTTTTGAGCTGTAGATAGCGCGTTCCAGCGGTCATATCCAATCGCCTGTATTTGTACACCATACTTGCTTTCAATGTCAAGTATGAATCTCTCGACCACCGCGTAGTCAATCACCCTGTCACCGCAAGCAATGACTTTCCGGGTCTTGCACAATTCACGATAATCAACCCTTTCCGATACGGTCTTTTCGTCTATTCTGCCCTCTGGGATAAATGCGAATGAATCGGCAAGGATGTTGTTATCATCGTCAACAGATACCATAGATACAGATGTATTGTCGTTGGTCTCCGAAAGGTCAAGCCCAAGATATACGACACGGCCCGCCCAGTCTATGTTAGCCACCTTGCAAGCCTGAACGTCTTTCACGTCGATAAACGTCTCTGTGCCAGCGCCCTGATAGATGATATTACAGTGCTTCGTTACGAAATTCTCCCTTGCGCTCTCCACCGCAATTGCGTAGGCACGCTTCTTCTTGAGGTCTTCCCAAATCTCGGGAATTTCCAAGGATACCGGGTTAGCCTGTCTGAGAATCAAATCATCAGTTTCCCAATGCTTTGTATTGTCTGGCTCGTATAGCAGCGCAAAAACCGTTTCGTCGTGCTCCACGCCGTCAAGAACCTTTTTGGCGTATCCAACTTCATCCTCGAAAGGATTGTTAATCGTAGGATACTTTGTGCTGATAATAAAACCAAGTTTGTTCAATATGTTGAGCTGCCCTGACTTCATGGCTTCGATAGGGTAGCTTGTTGGCAAAGCGCCTACCTCGTCGGCGCAAAATGCGTTGGGCAAGCGACCATCAAGCGTTGAGGTCGAAAAGCTAAGCGGCGTATAGACGGAATTTCTCGGCTTGAAAGTGATGTTATCCCTAAGAATCTTGAATCGCTTTGCGCCGTTGTGCTCGTATACCAGCGGGGAAGAACGCAGTGTTTGCGCCACCGCTTCCCTAACCATCTTTGACAACGCACCATCGGGTGCAACCGAAAAGAACTCAGAGAAGTTAGGTTCAGTGATGAAAAGCAGAATGAAGATTGTCGCAATTGTGTATGTCTTGAAGTTCTTACGACAAATCTCAAGCACCCCTATCTCATAGCGGCGCTTCTCCGGGTTGTCGCGGTACACGGTGCAGAGAATGGCAACGTAGAAGAGCCATTGATAGCCGCACGTGCAGTCATAAAGCGATTGACCGGCCTTCAATCCCTTTGGCATATTGAGAATCTTAAGGATGCTTACAAGCTGCGTCAACTTCTTCTCGGAAATGACATACTTTGGATTCTTGCCCTCGCAGACGTTCATAAAGTCGCGCATTTGCAGCTTTACGTAGCGCGGCGTAGTCTTTCGCCTTATGGACTTCTTGCAGAATTCATAGGCTGGGTTAATCATCATCACCGCCGCCATTGATAATCTTCATCAGCGGGTCTTCGTCCTCTGCGCCCTTGTCAACTCCAAAGTCCTTCAAAATCTTCATAAGCGTTGTGACGGTCTTGTTCGCTGAATCTGTCGTGCGGTTGTAGTCGCTGATGGCCGGGTTGCTGTATAGGTTCTTGCGGCCCTTGACATACTCCTTGGTTACCTGCATACCGTTATCTTCAAGTGCCCTCTCAAGTTCGTCAAGAATGCTGAGTTGCACTTGGTACCGCTTGAACGTCGTTGCGAAAAAGTAGTTGGACTCTGCCCCTGCGTCCTCGGCCATACGCTCGATTTGCCTAGCCTGCCTATCAAGCTCTCGTTTATCCATCATGTTCCATGCTTCCTTTCTCTCCATTGGGCGTATGCGCCGCCCCCAATTGATTTCATAATGCTTTTAACAACTTTCTAGCGTTTTTCCAGCTTAATTGGGCGTTTTGGTTGGTATGTTCCAAAAAAGCCGCGCTTTATACAATTTTTGTGTCTAAAGG